CCATGAGCCAGCCGGCTGGTAAGTTGCCCGTTTTCCTGTCGATTTGCGGGGCTCGTTTACCACCAGGCCAATATACCTAAACGCATCCGCACCATGGGAATAAATGTCGTGCAAAGGCGTCTTGGAAAACTGTTTAGTATCTGGGTCCACATCATACCGATAGTGGCGCAGACATTGTAGCCCTTGGTGGCAATTCTCTCGGTCGAAATAGCATTTCCCAAACATAGTTCGAGCGGCGTTGATTGAGTCCGCAATTGGTGTCCTTGGCACAATCTGGACCTTGTAGCCCGCGGCCCTGACTATGTCGGCAATCGAGCGGCCAGACGCAGCCAGGGTCGAGTTCTCGGCATCATGGGGCAGCCAAATGGTGTCGTAGTGATAGCCATACTTCTGCATCTCAGACATATACCAGGACATCGTCTTCTGACTGTCTTCCAGGTATCTGATCAGCCGGATCTCAAACCCAATAAATTGCACAAACCAGATGGCCGTGTTGTCAGCCCAGCCCAGGTCGAAGACCGCGTGAACCGGTTTGATGGCGTCATATGGGACCTTAGTGAGCCTACCGTCCAGGTCTGCCATGGTTATCTCGTTGGCGAACACGGCGCCGTCCACGGTCTTGCGGCAGATGCCTTCCCAGACCATGTTGTAGGCCTCGATGTCTCGGACCTGGAGGTTGTCCTTTTCCTCGCGCAGCGTCTGTGGGAACCAGGGGTTATCGCGCCAGGTAATCTTCTGCCAGAGCAATGATCTGGTCGGTCAGCAGCTTGTGGACCGAGTCCTTGATTGATACCTGGAATTCTCGAGCGCAGAGAACACGGAGCGGGTCTTTGGCTGCCTTGATCAAGAGAGCCCTGGCCACACCCCAGGATTTTGCACCGCCGCGGCCACCGTACAGGACCTTGTATCGGTTGGGCTCAAACAGGCACGCAAGTTTGACGGGGAATTCAGCTTTGGCAACGGCCTGCTGGAGTTGCTCTTGGTCGATTACTTCTGGCGCCTCGATCATTCTTGTGGCTTAACAAACATGACCTGGATGCCGGAAAGGATCGGAGTTCCGTCCGAGTTCTGCATCTCAGTCGTCTGAACGGCCTTGCCATCCAAGCGGTCAATAACCTCTTTGACGGCCCAGGCTTCGCCTGTTTCCGCCTGCGTGATCAGTTGATTGACGATGCTTTCCAGCCTGTGCGGCTCTTGTACAAGCACTTTGCGGAGCTTGTCGTAGAACATCTTGCCTTTGACGGCATTTGTATTTCCTATCGGTGCGGCCATGTAGATTGTCTCAATCTATAAGTTCCTGATGCGCAATGATAAACCGTTTCTTATTGCTTGTGAATCTATTCTTTGGTAAACTGTTTACTCTTTCGGAGAGTGATGCTATGAAAAAGATTGTCTTCTACTGTGGAGTTAATGATCAAACTGGTAACGCCTACTTTCGCAATGCGCCTCATTTCTTGTCTTTGGAGGATCACGAAAGGATCGCAGTTTTGAGTAAGGTAATTGCCGAGTTAACGAATCACCTGGAGTACACGGTCAAACGGGTTACTGCCGCAACGATTCAAGAAATTCGGACAAAACATCCGCGTGTTGCTGAGTAAACATTTCTCCCTGGTGGGACATCCGCATTTTGGCCAGGATTTGGTCGTCTTTCTTCTTTTTGGCTCTTTGTTCCGCAAATAGGTTCTGAAATATCTTCTCAGCCGGTACACCGGTTTCTGCGGCGTTGATGTTCAAGCCGCCGAGGTATTTGCCAGGAATACCTGTTGAATAGGATTGGTGGACATAGTCTGGAACGATTAGTTCTTTTTCTGGCATTGCCTGGAATATGGTCTGTCCCGCATAACCTGGTCGCAAGCCTGGTTCGGTCATTACCCTTTGAGTGTCCTCATATCTTGGAAAACCCAGGTTCCTAAATTTGGCCGTGTTTATATTCTGTGCGATAGCGGTCCGCAATTGGCCAGGCGTGAAATCTTTGGTCGTCCTCGTCACCATCATTTCTTCGATGTTTGGAGAATTGACACCGGCAAAATTCTGGAAAGGATATGTCCTCACCTTTTTGGTAGACCCTGGGACCGCTTTCTCGACAGGCGTGTTCCGAACCGCCTCGTTAAACATCGAAATGGCGTCTGAACCAGGTTTTAAGGCGTCAAGCTGCCGGACAAATGATTGGGCCATGTGGTGGCTAAAATCTGCTGAATTTGGGCCCCCACCAAAGAAAACCCCCAATACATCATCGTCCCCAAATTTTCTAAAGTTAGCTTGCTTTCCGGCCGCAGCATTGAGTTCGGACGCATAAGCATTACCCTGCGCAATGTTCTGGTCCACCAAACTGTATTTCCGGCCGGCCTGCTGGGTTACCGGTTTTGACAAGGGAACGCCGCCTACCTGGTAAACATCCCCACCAATTGGGGATAGATCCCCGAAGACCGGAACAACCCGCTTGCCGACCATTTTTTGGGGGTCCAGGGCAATCTCTGAAATTAGATTCAAACCTGGGGTTGGTTTGATGATGTCCCCACCGGCCAGGCGCATTTCCTCACGGCGCTGGACCGCAGGGTTGGCCAGAGATTTTTCAAAAGTCGTAATCTTCGTTTTTTCGGCCGGCGTGAGGTTTGCCTTGTTCGGAAAAAGTAGTTCACGAATGGGGATACCGCCGACCTTGGTCATGCCCATGGTGGCAAAGTTCATCGGGCCTTCCATAGCCCTATCCGAATAGGCCTTAAAAGCCTCTCGGTCCGTAATCTTTAATGGATTTTTGGGATCACTAAAAGCCTTTGCCCGCAAGGCTTCAAGTTCGGCCTGCTGCTCTTGGGCGATGCCTCCAATCTGACCAATATAGTCGGACGGATTCTTCGCAAAGTCTTTAATGCGCCTTTTAAACGATTCGCTCCCGCTGAATATGTCGGCCAGCAGAGGCATTATTTTTTCTTCTTTTTGTCCTTGGCAGCCTCTCGCTTGACCGAATAGGCAATGGCCACGGCCTGCTTGGGGGGCTTACCAGCCGCAATGGATTCTTTCACATTCTTTTGGAATGCTTTTTTTCCAATGTCTTTGATAAGAGGCATTACTTTTTCTTCGCAGTCTTAGCCGATTCCTTGAAAGCCTTGGCGGTCGGAGCGCCCTTGGCGCCTGGAGACCGCATCTTCTCGGGAGTCTTTCCAGCAGCTTTTTGGGCCATGATCCGTTCCCTCTTCGCGTGGATATTGGCATAGAGTCCAGGTTTAGTGGCCATCAGCAGTTCCAGTTCTTTAGAGATGCAGCCTTACGGGTTGGCCGGCCCTTCTCGTCTTTCATCGGGCCAGGCACTCCGCTCATCCTCGCGCAAAAACTTTTTTTACGATTTGCATCAGCTTTTGTTTTAGGGTTTGGAGCCGGTGCTTTAAGGTTTGTGTTGTTTTTTTCATTGTATGCCGCCCTTCCTTTTGCGGTCATGCCCGCGCCCTGGTCGGTGGGTTTATAGTTTTTACCCTTGCCGGTAGTGGTGCGGGCAATTGGTTTGTTAGTGGCTTTTGCCATGGTTTTCCTCGATGAAGCAGACATCCTTCCAGGACATCACAATCAGTTCCTCTCCATCGATTTCTACTCGAGGATAAGCCAGATACTCTTCCGCGGTCCCGAATCTAATGCGCTGCCCAATCTCAATTGGATTAGGAATGAGCCGGCCCTTTTTGTCAATCTCTCCAGGCCCGACCGCAAGCACCTCACCGATGTTTGGTAGTTCGTCCATGATTACATGGAGAACCTCACTTCTAACCCGTTCTACGGGCCGCACCACGATCCTGTCACGCAGGGGTTTCAGCATTTTTCTTGCGTCCTCGTTTTGGTGCCGGAGTAGGTTCGGTTACCGGAATTTCAGGTTCCGGCAGCGGCTCAATCAATTGATGTTCGCCGCACCACATTCCAGCCTGTTTGGTTACTGACTCAGGATACCGCCGGCAATGGCCAAACTGCGTACCCTGAAAAAACCGGCAATTGCCGCAATTCACTTCTGGTACATCTCACCAGAGTTATTTGTACCCATCTTAGTATCGCGGCCCTTCATGGTCATTTTTTCGCCCATGGGTTTGTTTTTGCCAGCCTGCTCGACGGCATTCTTAACCGGCTCTTTACGGCCGCTCTTGTCGTTGCAATGGGTTGGGCATTTAAAAGTATTAGCCATTTTGGTTCCTTTTAAGAAAGTTGTTGAAGTTTGTAAAGCAGAGAATCGATCAAATCTAAGATTTCATCGATAGTATTTTGTATTTCGGAGTCTTTTGGCAAGTGCTTGCGGTTCTGGTCCACATACTTTTGCAGCGCCTTGAAGTACCGCACGGGGTCCTTCTCAATTTCAAATTCTTCTTCGAAGTCGCCGACCGCACCGTGCCGGCCCATATAAGATTCGACCAGGCGGTCTACCAGGTCAGGAATAGCCTTGTAATACTTGCCCAGGGCCTTGTGAGTCGAATAGCTTTTCGCCTGCCAATGCTGAATATGCGCACAGGTCGCAGAGTTCAGTAACGCCAACGAAAATGCTTCGATGTCTTTCATGCGGGTTGTCCTTCGCAAACAGGCGCCAAGCAATACACATTGACCACCTTCGGTCCTGTCATTGTATCGGCCTTTGCGCCTTTTGTCGCCAAAATTTTGCTTTGGCGATTGACTAATTTCCACAACACGGCCTTGATGGAATGGGGTTTAGCATCCAATTCTCTGGCAATTTGAGCTTGGGTCATATTCGGCTGCCGCCCCAATAATTCCAAAATGTCTTTAGATAATTTTGATCTTCGTTTCATCTTGCGATTATAAACTGTTTGCTTGGTTTTCATTCTGGCGCCTCTGATAGCAGACGCACCTTGACCATGCCCAGCTTTTGATCGCTGACCTTGTAAATACATTTGATGTAGTAGTCATCGACCGTCCAGGCGTCCGCCATGCCATCTTGGCCAGCCTTGAAAGCGGCCACCATGTTGTCCATGTCCCGTTTTCTGTTATCAGGCGGGAAAAACTCCACCTCCAAATAGATCATGCCGTAAGGCGGAATCTCTAATTTAGCCTCTTTGGTCAACACTTTTGCCGCAAAACGGTATTTTTTCTTGGCCGCAGCCCGCGGCGCCCAATGGCCAGAATAGTTGGGGCTCAATTCTTTGGGCATCCATGGCAGGGTCAGCCTACCTGGTGATTTTTTCGATTGTGTCATTTAGTACGCTCATTTCTGTTTTTTTGGCCACATTCCAGATGGACCGGCGGCCGTGGATTCCGTTATGGGAGCCCTGGTGACAATCCTTACACAATGGAATACACAGGAATTGCCGGTGCTGCTCAATGTGATGGGCATCCGACGGTCCTGGCGCCCCGCACACCCCGCAGTCCATTTCCTTAACTACGGCGAGATGTCTTCGTTCTCGGGGGCTCAGTCGGTTGTTCATCTTTTTTCTTAATCCTTGATTTTCTCAGACAGGTGGTCTCGCAGCCGCAATTAGGTTCCCGCTTGTAGTCTGGCAAAAACCCAAACTTCATATCCAAATATTTCGCCTCAATCTCCCGCATTACTTTGCAGTCGATATTCATTACCAGCCTGTCTCGGCAACCATGGCAGCCCAGATCAAAAATGGGTGACCCCTTGTCGCACTTGTCACAGGTCATGCTGCCTTCATAGCCCCGCGCAGCACCGCGGCCTTAAAGTCCTGGGGGTGGCTAAACTGCGACTCTAAAATGCCTAGTTCCTGGCCCTTGGCCACAATACCGGCCCAGGTCTCATGCCATTCCTTGCCTTGGACTACGCCTGGCAGGGTCACCTTCAGCTCATCGTCCCACCGCTCTTGGCGCAGCCAGGTGGCCGGATAGGGAATAAATTGGCCATCATTTTTGCGCCATTGATCCGAGCGCATCTGAGCCTCGATGGCCGCCATTAATTCCGGCAGCCCTGGCCTAATTGCCTCCGTTTGGTTCCAGGCCTTACGGGCATCCCCTTTTGCCAAACGCCTTGGATACGCCTTCCAGAAGGCGTCAAATTCACTCATTTGTCTCTCCAGATAACAATTCCAACGATAGCCAGCGCCATCGCCACAAACCAAACCAGGTTTTCTGCGGCTTGAGATGCCAGGCCGGAAGAAACCCACCAATCCATCCGGCTCATCTTTTCTCCCTGAAGTCGGTGATGTCGTAAACCATCCGCTTGCCTGAGTCCAGGTAAAGGACATGGACGCTGCCATCGATGATGGACCAGCAGGCCTTCTGGTAGGCCGTGGACGGGCTCCAGGTGTAGGCCTCAGCCAAACCCTTGATGGTCTCGTTTCTGATCACGCACGGCCTCGCGGTCAGGGTTATCTCGCCGCCACCCTGGTTGGGCATCACAAAAACCTGGGTCCTGGCCGGCGCAGCGCAACCCATCAAAACCGCAAAACAGGCAAGTGAGACAATTTTTCTCATTTCTCACCCCGCTCCCGTATGACCCTGGCGATGTCTTGCTGGGTCATACCCTCAATTTCAGCTATTTGCGCACATTGCTCACGCTCGTAATCCGAGGCCTTTTTGATTGCCTGGACCACATATTCCGACGCAGACTGCTTTACATCCGCAACGATTGCCTGCGCAAAAGCGGCCAATTGCTTGTCTGATGCCATCCAGAGCGGTTTGATTTGACCCTGCGGGGTCTTGACCATGCCAACCCTGGTGGCCACCTCTTGGAGGTCGTCTTGGGTCATTTCAAGGCCTCCTCAGAATCACTTCCGCGGCCTCGAGCGCAACCGCCTTGTAGTCACGGTCCCAGTCTTTTACTTCTTCTTCAATAGCCTCGATGCAGGCCTTGCGCTCCAAGAATATCGCTCGGCTCACCAGTTCGACCAGGTAGTCGTCCACCACCAGGCCTTGGGGCATCGTTTCTACGATTTCTGCAAGTTCCTCTTTTGTCATTTTTGCTCTCCTTTCGGAAAGCATAGAGGATTAGGAAATAGTTTGCAATCTCTCTTTTTGTCTTTGGATGCAGCCTGCGCACTTCCAGCGGCGGCGCAGCCCATTGGCGGAGTTGATCCAAGTTCCGCGCTCTACGGCCTGGCGTAATTGGCAAGAGGTGCAGAATCTCTGGCCGGTTATTTCTTCGAGGCGTTTTGTTATTTTTGCTTGTAATTCGTTAGGCATAGGTTCCCCAAGGGTGATAGCCATTATCACTTTTGCGCCGAAGGGAATCAAAGAAGCAGACTCCAACCTACACACCCCATAAGGCAACGATTCGTCCCTGCCAGGTTTGTCTATCACCCAAGTCCCTGGCTGGTTCTGCGGTCCCTCGTTGACAGGCCGCTCCGGTTATCTAGTGGTGAGCCGATACCGTGTGTTTTCTTCCGCGCCACCCAGACAGGTGCTTGCTATCGTGCGGAGTACGGTCAGCGCAAAAGAAAAACCCCCGAAGACTTAGGTGGGTGTGGCCCTTGGCGTGGGCAGCAGAGGAAAAATGACCGGACAGAAGGGCTGGAGAGCCACATTTCCCGCACTACACACACCCACCTAAACTCTCGGGGGTACCCTTCCGTCTTCATCTTTCCAACGGATGCCACTCCGCTGACGGATTAATTTTACAACCTGTTTAGCCCTAAAATCAATAACCCTACATTTTGTAGGGAAATAGAAAATAATTGATAAAAAGATGCCAAACCCTATTGTAAACAGTTTGTTAATCTGGATAATTACTCATACGGTCACTTGATCGTACTAACCGGAGAGAATAAATGGCACTAACAATCAACCAAGCAAACATGATTAACGAAATCGCCTTCAGCGAGTATCAGCCTACAAACGGTAGAGAACCTGAACAATTTGAAGATACAGATTGGGTTTGGGCTGAATTTATTATTGAAACACCAGCAGACAAAGGAACTTTTACAAGTTTAGTCAATGCCGGTCTCGTAGAACATAACGGTCATCAGGATAAGCGAGAAGCTACTGTTCGATTGACAGAAAAAGGTTTTGAAGTTTTTCGTAGTTTTTACAATTATTAATTAACGGGGGCTTCGGCCCCCACTATCGGAGAGAATAAATGACACTTACACCCATACTAGGCAAACCAACCTGGTCTCTATTCCGCGATGATCCTGTCGATCATGTGCGCACTATCGCTGCCTCATCGGGCCATTCCTACTATCAATGCTCGGTCTGCAATGACCGCATTTGGACCGACAATGATGAGTCGCTCGAAGATTTTTTATGTTTCCACGATTCATGCAAAGGGGAGTAACCATGGAAGACACGCAAGACCTTCACCATCAGCAGCAGCTTGAGCAGCAAGAGCAAGAAGAGCAAATAACCATTCAGCACCTGGACCTGATTGCTTATAAATGTCTAGGCGTTGCGCAGGCAATACGCGACCTTAGTTTTATGCGTGACCCAGAGTCTTTTGAGAAATCCAAAACTCGTTTAATAGAATTAGCCAACGAATTTGAAACCACCAGGAGGAAATACAATGAGCAAAGCACCAAGCACTAAAATTGATAAAGTAGCAAATCATTTAGTAACAAAAAAGAAAATAACAAGCTGGGAGGCAATTATTAGATTTCGCGCAACACGCCTGGCCGATATTATTTTTAGTTTGCGCCGCGAAGGTTGGCACATCAACACCGAGATGGTAAAGAAAAACCAAACTCGATATGCGGTCTATCGGTTGCTTTCGTATCCAGAAAAACCTAAATTTTAGGAGGCGGTGTGAAAAA